TGAGATGATTCCCACACACAACTCCTGGTTCATTTCTCAGTGGGTGCCGGCGTGGTTTCTTGCTAACTGGCCTCATAAGCGAGTTATTTTGACTACTTACGAATCCACTTTTGCGGCTACTTGGGGTCGGAAGGTGCGTAACATTATCAAGGAGCACGGTTCGCGGATTGGTGTATCTTTGGCTGACGACTCGACGGCGGCTAACAATTGGTCCACTGATAAGGAGGGTGGGATGATGACGGCGGGCGTCGGGGGTCCGATCACAGGAAAGGGCATGGACCTTGGAATAATTGACGATCCCCACAAGAACTGGCAGGAGGCGCAGTCTCAATCTACAAGGAAGGGGATTCAGGAGTGGTTTGATTCGACTTTTTACACCAGGGCCGAGCCAGGGGCGACGATAATAGTGCTTGCTACCCGCTGGAACGAGGATGATTTAATTGGATATTTGACGACTGAGCGTGCTGCTGACGGCTGGTTTCACATTGTTATGCCGGCGATAGCGGAAGAGAATGACATCCTGGGGCGTCTGGAAGGTGAGGCGCTGTGTCCGGAGCGGTATGATATTGACGCCCTGGTCCGGATCAAGGCGAACATGACGGCGATGATGTGGGCGGCTTTGTTTCAGCAACGCCCTGCCCCGGCAGAGGGAACGATATTTCTTCGGGAGCGTTGGAAGTTTTATGATCGCAAGCCGGTATTCTCGTTTGTGTTGCAATCTTGGGATACGGCGACGAAGAAAAACTATGATGCGGCGTTTTCGGTATGCCAGACCTGGGGGATAAGTCCCTTCGGGGTATATCTCATTGATCAGTTTCGGGAGCGCGTGCAGTACCCGCAGCTTCGGAAGGCCGTGGATATGCAGTATTACAAATATCGGCCCAACGTGATTTTGATTGAAGATCGCGACTCTGGACAGGCTTTGATTCAGAGCTTACAGCAAGAAACTTCATATCCTGTGATTCCGGTTTATCCTGACATGGACAAGTTGATCCGCGCCCAGGCGGTATCGCCGTGGCAAGTATCGGAGCGGCTATGGCTTCCGACCCCATCACAGGCGTCGTGGATTGGTGATTTTGTTGAAAGTTGCGCGGCTTTCCCCAACACCAAATTTATGGATGAGGTTGACGCCATGAGTCAGGCTATCGCTTACGTGATGACGATGGCGATAGGTGGGCGGGTTCATGGGGACAGAAAGCGCGTGACTTCAAAACTATTGGAGGGATTCCGCGAGATGATGTAATCGAAAACTAAGTTTAATAAGGAAAATAAAAAAACTTATAAATTTTTCTTGACAAAATCAAAAACTCTTTGAGAGCCTTTTAATCAGCGGAAGTTGAATCTCTATTTCGAGTTCGTGTTGGAAGTTTTCTCGTTTTCGCGTTCGATCTCTTGTTGGTGTTCGGCTCATGGAAAAGAGTCAGGTTGTCGGTGCCGCGTCGAAAGGCGCGGTGTCGGCACGAAAAAAGAACGGAAACTCTGTTGCCGTAAGTTACGGTAAGCAGAAGTACACTTTTGGGTCTGCCGCCGCCGCGTGGTGGATCATCAATCAAAGGCTTCCGAACCCTGACCGTGTGCTTCAAAAGCGCGGGCAAGCGATGTCGATCTACCGGGAGCTGCTTTCCGACGCACACCTTACCGCTGTTTTGGAGTCCAGGGAATCCGCCACATTAGCGCATGATTGGCGGATTGAGCGGGGGCATTGTCCGTCCCGCCTGTTCAATATCATCAATAAGTGGTTTTTCTCGATCATCGAACGAAAGATGTCCGTGGAGGACTTATCCCGCGACGAGCTATCTTCAAATATCCTCGATGTAGTCTATTGGGGCTATCAGCCCGCCGAACTGTCCTGGGAGTACACATACGGCATGTGGCTTCCGATACAGATCACGCCCAAGCCGCCGGAATGGTTTCATTTTTTCATCAACGATTACGGCATCCCCGAACTCAGGTTCTTGTCTAAAACTCACATGGTCGAAGGTGAGCATCCGCCTGATCCATGGACGCTGATCTGCCCCCGGATCAAGCCTACTTTCGACAATCCGTATGGTCGCGGGGTGGCGTCGCGGTGTTTCTGGCCCATCGTATTCAAGCGGGCCGGCATGGAGTTTTGGCTCAATTTCATGGAGCGGTTTGGGACGCCGTGGGTCATGGGGAAGATCAGCGGACAGGTGACGGATGCCGATCTTGAAGCTTTTTCTTCTGATTTGCAGATGCTCGTTCAGGATGCCGTGATTGCCATTGCCGGGAACAGGGAGGTTTCCATCCTGGAAGGCAAAAATCAAAAGGGCAGCAATGATGGCTTTGAGCTGCTTTGCAACTTCATGGACAGCCAGATTTCCAAGACCGTGATGGGCCACACTTTGTCATCCGATGCCGGGGACAAGGCTTCTTATGCGGCCACCAAAGGGGCCTTAACCGTAAGGTCGGACATCCAGAAGCGTGACATGCGAATGATGACGGCTATCTGGAACGACATCATCAATCTCATTTTTATGCGTAACGGCTACATTGAGGCTCCTCGCCCCAAGGCGGTCCCCTACCTGGCGTCGGAAGTCAATGTGGACATGGCTACCCGCGACGAGGCGCTTACGCGGGCGGGCGTCGTGTTCAAAAAGTCTTATTTTATCAGGGCTTACAATCTCGAAGAAGATGACATCGAAGAGGTTATCAACCCGAGCAAGCTTCAAGCCACGGGGATGCAAGGCGAGAACGACAAGGACAAGCCGCTCGTCGATGTAAAGGGCGAGAAAACGAAAATTTTAGGAGGGGAATAATGGCCGCTTTATGGATGGAAGTATTTCGCACCGGAACTCACACATCGGGGAACGGTATCACCAAAACTTATACCGAAGCCGATTTGGTGAGCATTGCCGACACCTACAATTCGCAGAAGGGGCATGAGGCGCCGCTTGTAATCGGCCATCCGGATACAGATTCCCCGGCTTTTGGATGGACCAAGCAGTTGAAGGTTGCCGGGGGGAAGCTGCTGGCTTTCGTCGATCAGATTACCGATTCGGTAATCGATGCAATCAAGGCCGGGCATTACAAGAAAATATCCATTGCCCTGTACGGTGATAATTTGCTCCGTCATATCGGCCTGTTAGGTGCCACGCCGCCTGCCGTGAAGGGGCTTGCGCCTGTCCAGTTTTCCGAAGCTGAATTTGATGAGTTTGCATGGGCTACCGACGAGTGGCGGGTGCCGATTATCGGGCGCGTCCTGAACGGGATTCGTGACTTCTTTATCGAGAAGTTCGGTTTGGAAGTCACCAACAAGATCATGAATTCGGAGGACATCAGCAGACTACAGGAATCCGCGGGAGGAGTGTGGATAAAACAGGAAACGACGGATGCAATAGGGTTTTCAGACAAATCAGACAAGGAGGATGTCATGAATGAAGAAATGACGAAAAAGATTAAGGAAATGGAGGATAAGCTCGCCGAGCAGTCGGCGCAGTTTTCCGAATTGTCCGGAAAGTTCGATGCGGTTGTAGCCGAGAGCAAAAAGCTCGCTGACCTGATCACCGGGCAGATGGAGAGTGCTCAGGCAAAGGTCAGAGAAGCAGCTTTCGAGTCTGACAAGGCCGGGTTCAAGGCTTTCTGTGATGGCCTGGCGAAGGAGGGCAAGATTCTGCCGGCTGAAACTGACGCGCTTACTGAAGAGTATGCCAGTTTGCGCCAGGCCGAGGAATCACTGACTTTCGCCGAGGGCCAGGCGAGGCCGTCGGAGAAGATGAAGGAGCGACTTGGCAAACGCGAGGCCATGTTTGTTTCCGGCGGGCAGGCGTTTGCTTCTGCGCGTCGTGCTGCTGACACCTCTTCGATCAAGGTTCCCGACAAGTTTGCCAACGTCAAGAATGTTGATCCGATGTCGGTGGAGATCGACAAGCAGATCCGTGAGTACGCCGAGCAGCACAAGGTTTCTTACGAGATCGCCGCGGCTGAATACAGCAAGGCATAACTCATCAAGAAAAGGAGGAACGAAATTATGGCTCTGCATACTGAAAAACCCGGATTGATCACGACCGGAGTTGCTTCTGGTGCAATCACTAAGCGGAGGTTTGTGAACTATTCCGACGCCCAGTGTAGCACCATCGGGGAGTTGGTCAAGGGTGTTGCGCGGGAAGAGGATACGGAGGACGGCAAGCCGTTTGCGATCTGCGTTGACGGCACGGCGCTGGTCGAGGCTGGCGAGGCGCTGGATGCCGGAACACAGGTTATGACCAATGGCCTGGGCAAAGCTATCAAGGCTTCCTACGGCTCGAAGAATACGCCCCGATATGTGGCTGGCGTTGTTATGCGGTCGCAGTCTTTGGCCGGTCAGTCGGTAGAAGTAAGACTTGGCGGCTCCATCATCTCTACGGCGCTTTCGACGACGACTACCACGACCACCACGACCACCACGACCACCACGACCACCACGACCACGGCGGCGTAACCCTGACAAAGGAGGAATAGATTATGAGCGA